AATCTCTTTAGTTTTGGAATCAGGGATCAATTCAAAGATGCGTTCGTCTGTGAAGTTGAAGGACTCCATCTTGACCTGTTCGGGAGGCAGCACGCGGAGGGAAGTCCATCCTGCATAGTTCTTAGCCAACCATTCCACAGCCTTCTCATCAGCGTCTTCGCGATCCACCCATTCTTCTTCTACGTCGCCATCTTCCAACAAGGTGCGTCTCAGTTCTTCCCGAATCTCGCGGGGCATTTCAGCGGAGCTATCCTCGCACCAGATAAAGACTTCTCCGATGAGGTGGTATTCGTGAACGATGGCAATCAGGCGCTGAAGAAGACCAACCTTGTCTGCCCACCGGGTACAGAAACGAGTAGCGGCTTCCGCAATATCTCGGTTTTGAGCCTCAGGAATACCGATACGGATTTTGGATAAAGGTAATTCCGTATGGAGATCGATGGCTTGTCCTACAAAGGGTTCCGACCGATAGAAAAAACGGTAGTAATTCCACTGCTCATGGAGCGACTGAGGAAGCTCCAGAAAATCAGTGCTGAGTTCAGGGCTGTAAAAGTTGCCGCCGACCCCTTCCATGGTGCCCGCGTGCCCTAAACCAGTTGTAAAGGAACCAAACTTGGCACGCATCGCAGCGGTAACTACCCGCCGAGGCTTACTGGTTTGGGCTCCCTTTTCCTTGCCGTTCCCTGATGGGACTTTTCCTACGGGCGTCCCGACTTCATCATCTTTTGTTGTCATCCGTCACCTCTGGCGGGACTTTCAGATCCCTGAATGGCAGTGAGGCGAGCTTGTCTGGTTACCTCCCGCGTTTCCCGCCATTCCTGGGCTCGCACATCCTCGGGAATCAGATCAGGATCGGTTTGGGCATCAGCCTTGGAAAGACTCCGAACACTCTCTATGGCTCTCACTAAAACCCCTAAATCACGTTCTGTGCGCCGTGCAAGAGGCCCCCCGACCACTCGTCTGCCTTGGCGGGCTACCCCCATAGCCGCACGTACTTCTCTTTCGGCCTGTTCCAGATGGGATTTAATCTGGCGGTCAAGGTCAAGGCTGGAAATGGTGTAGCGTGAAGGCACAAAGGTTTCCTAATACTTGAGGTCCAAACATAAGCGGTTGGTGTTGAGCGCGGAGGGTATCGCAGATACAATACCGACAACCTGGGGTGTAGTGACCCCCGCTGCGGCTAAGTTTACGTCCGAGTCATTACACAGGAGCCCGTTTTCACTGATTTTCAAATCTTCAGTGAGAACGTAAGTGATAGCACCACCGGCTCGGGCACCCCCACCGGTCAGAGCCACAGTCTCAAATTGGTTGAAGAAAGCCCTTGTTCCACCACTAATCATGGTGGTGACGTTCTGGCCCCCCCTTCCAGACAATACTTGTTGGGAGATGAAGTTGGCGGGAGAACCAGGACGAGGGCTTCCAAAAGGAAGGGCCAGATTATAGTCCTCGGATTGAAAAAGGAGAAAACCGGTCGCAGAGTTGCCGTCACTCAATTCAACCGTAAAGTCCGTTGTGCCAGTGGCATACATAACGAAAATGCCACCACGCCAACCATTCGCCAAGAGAACCGGACCTGCAACCACCGGAAAGCGATCACCAGGGAACATGAGTTGAACGTCAAGTTCTGCGCCGGTATCGGAATGTTGAACAAAGGTAGCCACACTATTCTCCTATGCTTTCGTTTTCATAGGAGCCCTACCGTATCCCGGTGGGATCAATTCTTTGGTGCCAACATTCTTATTGTAGGGCTGTCAACATTCTTATTACTGGATCAGTGTCCTCAAGAGGGATGTCTGTGGCTGTTCCGGCTGTTCCCGCTACCGTTAAAACGCCGTACCAAACACCCTTGGTGAAGTAAGGTCTACCGTTGGCACCTTTAGAGATTATGGGGTAAGCCACAGTGGATAATGCAGGGCACGGGAATTGCATATCTGGAGCAGTGCCACCAAATACCGGTTGGTTGCTACTATCAGCGTTCCAGAGCTTGAGATAAACGGCCTTTTCGCCTTTGGTGTTGTCTATCTCCACCATCACCAACGCACTTTCACCACACCAGAAAGTAGAGAGGCCCGGATTAAGCCCTTCGTCGTAAATGTAATCTAGCTCACCGTCAATAAGCGGGACTTGAACTTTTTTCCCTACACTTGGCATTTCAGCGTCCCATTATCATAACGGTAACATCCGTTGGGGCAGGGTCCGTGGTTCCATCTGTGCCGGGTTCTTGCACGGCACGTACAGTCACGGCATTAGAGAATGCGTATCCCGAAGGGAAAGGAATCGAATAGCTCGCACCCGGATACACCGAAAAGATCATAACAGGAGCCATTAGGCCGGATACTGACCCATCCTTGATTTCCAATCTCTTGTTATACAGCTTTACATAGACGGGACCATTGGAGCGATTTTCCATATAAATATCGTAGACCGTCGCTGGTCCCCCAAAGATATCTCGCGTACTCATGGCATAGGCGTCACTTCGGACATCCGCACAGTGCCACACGGTGTTTGTGAAGCCGTAATTGCTTGGGGTGGTGTAAGATGATCCCATGCCTAAAACTCCTGTTCCCCATGTGGCATAGACACCTTACCGGCCTCGCCTTTACTCGATCCGGGTTTTTCCACCCTTGGGGATACTGCGAGAGGGATGGGAACCTCCTCGCACGCGCTTAGGCGTGCGTCCAAACCGTGATTGTTGTGCGGCGTACATGCCGGAGTGCGTTCCGGCCCGCACTCCTGTAATCACATGGGTTTTAGTGGCGTTTTGAGTCGCACACCACACCATCCGAATCAAGGCATCAGAGAGGTCATCGTGTTTTCCATCCATCTGGGGGGCTTCCACACGAATGATGTACTTACTCACCGTCTCAGCTTGAAGCTCCAATAACTCTGCGATGTAGTCGCAATTTTCTTCCCCCTCAGGAATGGGATTATTGTAAAGCACCAATCTCTTGTCCAACATCATGTCCTTGAAATTCTGGAACATTTGGCTGGAAAGTTGGCGTGTGTGGTGGACTGACTTCATTTGAGCCAGCCCTCTCTTTTTCAAGGCTTGCTCCATGGGAATGCCAGACCACTGATCAAACATTCCTTCCGAAATGTAGAAGCGTTTAGCAAAATCGGCCACCCAATCTGCTACCGCATCAAATTCCAATCGGTCGTAGTCTACGAAGTCTCCCTCTCCAGCTTGGATACGAGCAATATGGTCTAAGACGACGTTCCCCTGTGGATCATTGTGTCCAATAGCTACGGCGGTGTAGTCACCAGCCAACGCTACGTCGAGGCCCATGAAGTGCGGGGCCTTGGGGGGAGCTTTGAAATGTGCTTTCTTGGAGGGATCCACACAGGCCAATAAGTCTTTGGCATCCTCAATCCAACCTCTTGTTCGATCACTGAATTGACCCCCGTACTCAGTGAAAAACACTGCCGGGTCTTTTACATAGTGCTTCTCAAACTCACTGGCTGGAACGGTGGGGTTTACCTCCCATGTAGGGGCCTCAATACACAGCATGTTCTCTGCGGCGCGGCTCCCTCTCATCCCAATCTGAAATAGCTTGTAGAAGTGCCCCTGCTTGCCCAGAGGGGAAGAGATGAGGATAATGCGACCTTCCACCGGGCCGATGGGTTTGCGGTGGTCTGCGGGGTCTTTATGAGAGAATGCGGAAGTAGACGGAGTAACCGCGTTGTAGACTTCTTCTGCGCCCGACTGCCCCTTATCAGTAAAGTGGGCTACCTCATCGAGAATGACCACCAAGTTACCAGCACCGCGAAGCCCCTTGGCCACACAAGAGCGGAAAGTAATTTTTAGAGAAAACCGAGCACGAGGATTATCCGAGTACCGCCCGAACTTGGCAATGTCATGGGGGGTCTGAAAGGTGGCAAAGCTCTGCGTGGCATTTGCTAAATACGCTGCGAAAAAATCACAGTTTAGGAAATGACCATGTACTTCGCGATAAAGCAGACCGGCCTGATCCTTATCGGTGGCGACTGAGATGATTTGGATGACGTTAGAGTCGGGAAGCCCATAATAAGGTTGGGGGTGTCCTTTCAGGATCAGCTTGTAGGTTTCATAAGCAGCAATACAAGAAGAAAGGAGTGTTTTTCCTGACCGTCGCCCGATGCTCAGGATCATTTCTCGGCGTTGGTGTCCCGGCTTGATGAATTCAACATTGCTGCGTCCTTCTGCGTAAAGATGGCGCAAGTACCCAGCTTCGGTGAAGCATTGCCGATTCTCTCGCCGCCAATCAGAAATAGGAATACGAAGCGCGTAGTAGCCATCATTGTCTACTAAATCCGCATCGAAATTAGGATGGTCTTCAGGAACCGGAACATCCAACGGGAAACCATGAGGATTATCGTCTAACTCCAAACCATAATGGGCTTTCAAAACAAGGCGCTGTATAGGAAATAGTTTTAATCCCAGCCCCCACGCAGACTCGATAAAAGTGATGACATCCGCTTCCTTAGGGGTATTGGAAACGGCCTGCATCCCAATGGATGTCGCTAACTCAGCGAGCCCCATTATTTATCCTGCATACGGGCTTTGGCGTCTGCTTTCCAACCGGTATTCAGCCGCTTTCCTAACTTGGCAAACACGGTTTCGATCTGCTCGGGCCGTATGGAAGTGTCCTCTAAAGCTGCACGCATTGTCTCCAACACAAACCCAAAGAGTTTTTCAAATGCAGGAGATTCAAGGTCTACTAAGCCCCCCTCCAACTTTTCCTTTCTCTTGAGCCAAGTATCGGCCATGCCTTTGAGGACGCGAGCCCGTTTAGCAGAAAGATTGGAAGTGTCCCTCCCGTGGCGTTCCGCTTCTTGCCTCTCAAATTCGATAGCGGCGGCTTCTTCAGCCATGCCTACCAATAAAGCATGTAGAACACCGTCCCCCTCAGCATCCTTTTTAGTAGCTTTCAGCAGAGGGGTATTTTCAATATGGGCAACTCTGGCTTCAGCCACTTCAGCCACATTGGAAGATACAGGTTGAAGTTGGATGCGAGGTTTACGCCCTGGGCGACCCCGCATGACTACGGGTGTCCCATCGGAACTTAAAACAATCTCATCAGAATCAAGAAGGATATCATCTGGGCGCTTGTATTGGGTGCGCCCATCTGTCCCAAGCACTTGAACTCGTTTAGTGCCCTCAGGAATAACCGCTAAGATACGTTCCCTGTCTTCTTTGGTCTGTCTGGCTCTGGCGACCGCCATAAAACCTCCATGTCAGTATCTTACCCCTATGAGGTAATAGTGGCGTGTGTGATATGCGGTTCAGCCGATCTCATGCGTCCAGTCGCTGTCTGTAAAGTCAGGCAGTAGGGGCTCGTGCCAATGGCACGAAACTCCATGGCGTTTCCGAGAGGGCCTACTAAGCCCCTAATCAAGACGACAGTGGGTGCCGGAAGGGTAGAGCTAAAACCTGCCGTAGCGTTGATGGCAGCGTTGAGATTAGTTGCGGTATCGGTGTCAGCCGCTCCAATCTCAAAATCCACTCCTGTAGTAAAGGTATGGGCACCTAAAACCAAAGTGGTAGGCCCTGTAAACGCATTGCTTGCCACGGTGACAGAGACACTGGAAGCCTCGGCCCCGCCGTCGAGCAGCACAAGCATTCCTAAATGGGTGCCTTGGCCTGGAGTGGTGCGGTAGCCCGGTGTAGTAGAGGGGCCGCCGCGCCCAATCTGCACAATATTGGCGATGGCGTAGGTTCGCCGGATGGTGACCGGGTTGGAGATAGCCGGATCAGCCCCTCCCGCAAGGTTGGCAATCAGGCTGGTGAATGGGCTTTGGGCCGAAATCAACATGGCAACACCTCTCTAAACAGGGTTTTTCATAGCCGTTCTACCGGCCTTGTAGAGACTTGCGGTATTGAGACACGGGAACCAACTCTCTTGTGAGTTTAGGATCAGCGGAGCCAGCGGTTATCCCCATGGGATCCTGACGGCGCTTGGGTGCCCACTTGATCTTCCCCCACTTATCCACAACGCCCTTGGCGGTCATCACTGTAAGGGTCTTGCGGGGATCCTGTCCTCGTCCGTGTAAGTGGCGTTGAGACTCCTCACTTACCTCGTCAATCCAAAGCCACAGGTCTTCCTCGCCAGCGCCTCTATTGGGGGCACCCTGCAACACAACCCCTCTTTTCTTATCCACCACATAAAGACCGTATCTGGAAGCCATTACCTGACGGCCCTCAGGTGTGACTTCCCGCGTAACCATCATGGCGGGGCGGCGAACCAGATAATCAGGCCACTTCTCAAACCATTTCTTGTAAAACTCTTTCTTCGGCACTACACGCACGGTGTCGTCAGGATCAGGACAATTAGGATCAGCGACATGGACATCAAACTCATGCTCTTCGCATGGGGTCACGTCGAAAACAACAGAGGCATGGGACCAAGCACGATCTTCGGGGTTCCAGGCAATCATCACGGGATTACCTGCATCAGTCCATTCTTTGAGTTGAAGCACAGTAGAAGGAACCACAAGCGTAGAACGGCATCCGTAATGTTGGGCCGTGGCTAAGGCGTGTTCCCACTGTGCCCCTTTCATGGGACGAGCGCCCATTACCTTATTGACCATCTCCTGTGAGCATTCTTCTGGTGCAACCCCAAGGGCTTCCAAGCAGAGGCTCATTGAGGTGGTCATGCAGTTATATTGTGTGGTCTGCCTCATTGGGCGGACATTAGCCTTGGCGGTCTTGTTAGACATGGGAGTTCCCCTGCGCTGTCTGCTCTCTTGCACGACGATACGCCTGTGCTGCCCGCATCTTCGCCTTCGTCTCCTCGGACGCCTTGCGCCCGGTTGCTGCGGTGGCGATCTTAGCCCTCGTCCCCTCGGAGAAGGTACGGCCTTTGAGGGACTCGGAAAGTTTGGCTCGCGTTTCGTCTGACTTCGCACGGCCTCGGAGCGCATCACCGATCTTGGCCTTGTGGTCTTCCGACAGTGTGCGGCCCTTGTGTGCTGCGCTGATCTTTGCCCGGTACTCCGGGGTGTTTCGGGTAGCCATCATAGCCCCGCGCAGTTCCGGCGACCAACCATCCTCAAAACGACGACGCTGCCCCTCCGACATATTGGCCTTTGCTGCGGGAGTAGCCTTCTGGCCCATCCGGCTGCGGCTGATGGCCGCGCAGTGCTCAGGGGAGTTGCGGAGACCCTTCCGCGTCGGGATTTCGGCAGACGCGCAGATGTTCATGCACAGGGGGTCGGACAAGTGTTTGTCGATAAGACTCTGCTCGATGCGGGTGGATGCAGTTGCGCCAGCAACCTCAAACACCTCGTAGCGGAAAGCACCGTGCTTGTTGAACACGGCCTGCATGTGGGGATTGATGTGCCCCCCCTGACGCAACTTCCTCACATGGCCCGCGCAGCGACCTTCGATGTTGGACGACCTGCCGAGGTAGTAATGTTCATCCGAACACCACACCCGGTAAACACCGGAAGTGGGGGCTACGTCAGCTTTGGCGGTACGCCGATCCATCATTTACTCAGGGGGGTGGGTTAGCTTGGGAAACTATCTTAGAAGCCTATGCTTCCCAGTCAATAGAGGGTATATCGACCCCCTCTCGTCAGAACGCTCGGAGACACAATGAGCCGATTTTTCTTAAAGTGCCCCAAATGCGAGTCCACAGACACCGAAATAATCAAAGACCAACGGTGGAGAGTGGGGGTGGATGACCATATTTTTCATTGTCGAACCTGTGGGAAAAGCCTCTACGGGGCACCTGCGACACAAGAAGTAGAACGCCAATACGAGGGGTGGCAAAAGGGAGCAGCAGAGCGGAAGCGTCAAGAAATGGAAATCGCAAGGAGAGCGGCAGAGGAAGTCGAAAAACGTCATCAGGAAGCGGCTGAAACAGCACGCTTCGTGGCGGCATTGGCCCAGAAAAAAGCTAAAGAAGAAGAACGTGAGCGCATGGAAAAAGCCGCTAATGCTTCTTATTGTGAGTGGGTGACCTGCGACAAAGGCCCGAAAAATACCAGAGCCCTATCCCGCCACAACAGTAAATATTGTTCTCGGGATTGTTCCAACCGCAATGCCCGCGCTCGCCATCGGAAACGCAAAAAGGCAGCTTGATGCTCAGTAGAACTTGCCACCCATATGGACTACATCTGGGCGCATTTTCTTCATCTTCTCAAAGAGGGCCATGCTGGCAGGGTTCATAATCCTGCCCCATCGCACAGCCGCCCCCTTGGACACCTTCTTTTTGTAGAACTCTTTGAGAAGTTGGGTGGCGAGACCCTTTCCCCGCTGGTCTGAACGAGTGATCACCAGATGAATGTAGAGGTCTTTCCCCCCACCGCCGTAGTCGATGTAGGCGATGTCACAGGGGTCCGTGACTCCACGGCTTTCCAGCACCGGTTTCTTTAGACGCTTGTGAGTCCGGTCGCTCCAACGACGGTACTCATCAGTGAAAAGGTACTCGCGTTTTGCGGGAGGGTCTACCTTAGAGTCACAGAGAGAGAACCTGCGGGCATAATCCACACGCGGGGAACGCTCATCCCGAAAGGTGGTGCGAGCCATCCGGTAACGGCTGGCAACTCTAATGGCAGAAGGCGCGGTCAAGGGTAGTGTCCTCTATGTGCCTTAGCGTATAGACACACTCTCGATGGGAGGCAGGAATGGCTGAATACTGGGTTTACGTCATTCAGTCCCTTGAACGCAGGGTGGGCAAACGAGGTCGCCCGTTGCCTGGGTTCCATTATGTCGGCTGCACGACAGATGTTGAGCGGAGACTGTTGGAGCACAACGGTGTCAAGCGCGGTGGGGGCAAGTACACCAGCAAACACCGACCGTGGATACTTCGTGCTGTTTATGGCCCCTATGAAGGTCGTTCCAACGCCATGAAAGCAGAGTACGCCCTCAAGCACAGCAAGCGAGGCACGGCTCGGACTAAGTGGGCCAAGTCAGATTCTAAGTGGTGCCGAGGTCTGGGACCGGATGATCCAAGGGTTAGTGCTTGACGGTCACCATGCCCTCAATGACGACACCTTTGGGCGTAGCTGTCCATTCAGTCATGACGTAGCCGTAGGGTGGTCGGAGATATGTCTACCATTGTAGGTAGATGCCCTTCGCCGTCGTCTGGAACTCGCTGACATTGGCCTTTTTCAACCATGTGGCGAGTTTCTGTGCGTCCATTGGCCCGAAGGCTTTGAAAGGCCCGGCTGACACCGTTTTCCCAAAATAACGCACTCGCCCGCTCGACATATCGAGTGCGCGGAACTTCCGTTCAAAGTCGGCGGCGAGATTCTGGTAGGGGGCGAGAGTCTCGTCCACTGCTGGGGTCGGTGCAGCCTGCTTGGACTTCTTCAAGCCAGCCAAGATGACCTTCCGCTCGTCTGACCCTACAGGTAGAGTCGAAGCGAGGCGTATGAGGGCTTTTCGGTCAGAAGCGGTGAGGTTCATGGGAGTGTCTCCTTGTTGATCCCTGCTCAATAAGAAAGTTACCGTTTCCAAATGGTGTCGTGGGCTGGGCACAGAAGATCCGAGGGTTGGTTGATTCGACCATTTTGAGAGACCATAACTTTTTTTACGGTTTCGCAAGAATTGTTGAGAAACCCAAAAGCCATGTCCACGCCAAATTCAGGTGTTTGAGAAAAGGGGCATTTCAGACACCAAGATCACGCCGGATCAAAGAAATAGGGGGAAAAAATGATTCAGACCCTAAACGCCGCAATTATCTTCGACCACACCAAAGCTCACGAGACGCAGTACGAGGCATTTGGCGGACATGAGTTTTTTAGTCTTTACAAACAGCAGACAAAATCACTCTTCTTCGGGCGCATCGTGAGTCGTTTTTTGAATCTGCTCTACAATGTCCTGAGACACCCCCGGAGAGAACTTAGCAATCATCTCTATCATGTGACCTCGGACGGTTTCATCTACCTTTTCAACCGTCAGATCCAGGGGTGCGGTGCCCTGAGACATCATGGTAATGGCTGTGGTGTAGGCTTCCCGACGAAGTGTCTCAATCAATAGAGCATGGGAAGTCTGAATAAGACCGCCCGAAGGCCACTCTTGGAGGCGTTTCAAGTCTCCAGGCGTACTTGGACGGTGCGATGAATACACTGCATCGTCGGAGAGTCTGCGACGAACCTCAACCAGAAGGTTCACAGTTTCAAAGGCATCATTCGGTTGCGGGGTTTCAGTAGCCATGCGGCTATCTTACCCCTAAGAAATCTGTTCCAACCAAGCCGCCATACGCTCCTGGTTCATCTTCACAGCTTTCTCAGCAACCGGGTCTTCTGACTTAATGACGAACCTGTTGAGCGTAGATACCGCCGCCCCTCCGGGTTCTTTGGCAATCTCTACCGGAAGGGGGGGAGCCTCTTCTGCTTGCTCGATGGCTTCTTTCTCAGGAATATCGAGTTCCGGTGCCTTTTCCTCTACCACTGCTACATCATTAGAAATGGCCTGTGTTCTGGCAAATTCCAAGACTTCCTTCTTTTCAGGGTTGTCATAGAAGTGCTTGGCCCCCGGACCTTCGTTGGCGCTCTTGCCAGGAGGTTTGGCAAGAGCTTGCTGAAGTAAGTAAGTATTGCTCTCATGGGCATTTGCTGTTGCCATGAGCCAATCATCCAGTCCCAGAGTCATTGCAGAAACATTCTTGATGGCGTCATATGCAGCTTTAATCTTGTCCTGAAGCTCCGCTTCAGATGCGAGCCCCCGCTTGTGGTGGCATCCAATCTTTGACCACCGTGCGGTGCAACGGAAAATATCCTGTACTTGGGGGAGTAAGCTGATGCCCTCAATCCCCACATACCCCACAATCTTTTCGGCAAGTTGGTCTACTTGATCCTGTACCGATTTATACAGCCGTTCAAAGAGAAGATGGTTTCCATAGAAAGAACCGCCCACAACTTGCCAATGTGAAGTCTGGTACGAGAGGTATTGGGCGCGTAAGGTAGCGAGGATATCGCTCAAATGCCCACGCACCACCTCAAGCTGCATTGGGGTGGCATTCATATAGGCTTGTTTATCTCTGGGATCCACGTTCTCCACTTCCTCGTCCTCAATCTCGATTTCTTCTACTTCCGGTTCTTCTTGGGACGACCGCCCCGGCGCACCCCCTCACGAGGCGGGCTTGGGAATACCGTGAGTCAAAGGAGGGCTATTACTCATTCCAGAAACCCATCGACCAATTGTTGATGTCTTCTGCGTCATAGCCGTACTTTTTGGCAAGCTGAAAGAGCTTCTTGCGATGCTTCTGGCCCCACGCCCCCATATGGGCATAATCACCTTGAGGGGAAAAGAGATCGTATCCAGCACCGTCATAGGCGATGATGACATCTGCGCCTTCACCTCCTCGGGGGGCATAGGTGTCGATGTCTTTCCCTGCCCATACCTTGATATCGGCAACCGGGTCGTACTTCCCGCCCTTTCCGTGGTCAGCCCCCATGTCTCGGGATTCCTCGGCCCGAATATCATCCAGATACTTGAGCAGGGCTTGCTGCAAGTGTCGAGCATTGCGCCCAGCATACTTGGAGCCCGCAGCCCTTTGTCGTTGGAGCCATCGACCCCCCACGCGAAGAGGGCTGCCATATTGGGTATCGGCTTTCATTAGTCTTCCCAACGAATCCAGCCTTCTACACTGGTAGGGGCATTGGCTTTCTTGTCCTTCTTTTCTTTCTCGTCGTTTTCCTCACCCTCTTTCTTCTTCTTTTCGCAGTTGTCGCGCATCGGGCCTTCAGGCAGCTTTTCACAGCCTGCTTCCTTCTCCCTGGCGACCATCTCCCGAAGGGTCATCAGAACTTCTCCCGTAGAAAGGGAAGTCTTATACTTCATGGCGGCTTTTTCAATCGGTAACTTCATGGGAAACTCCTAGGCAAATACGTCGTAGCCAACGTCGCCGGTAATGTCTGCGGCGGCTTGCACCTTGAACCCCGCAATCGTTTTATTGGAAATCTTGAAAACACTAAAGACTTCAGATGAAAGCTGAACCCGATAGGTGGCGTTGGAAAAGGCTTCTACGAAAGTAACGGTCTTTTCATGTTCGGCAGCAAATTCCAAAGTGCCGTTTACAGAACTGGTAAGGGACATGATGGTCTCCACCTTAGCGATAGCGTCTTCGATATCTTCGCTTACGCTCTTAGGTATTTTGGTGTACGGGCTGATAACGAATCCATAAGGATCTTGAATATCCCGAACCGTGATATTCCCTTCTGAATCCTGCCCGATGGTAAAGAGATACCTTTCAGACACCGCGCCTGAAGAGTAGGTAAATTCCGCTAATTGTAATGATGCGGCCATCCGATCTCCTACCAGACCCCGGTGGTTTCACAGCCTGCTTGACGCAACCACGAATCCAACTTGATCAATCCTTCTCGATCCCCGGACCAAATCGTGATTTGATCAAATCCGGTCTTGAGTCCCAAGTCGGTGATGGGATCCACCGAACCAATCTTGATTTTACCGTCCCGAAAAGAACGCAGAAGACCCGGAAGATTCTTTACTTCTTTGGCCCCACGATAGACCGTCATACGGTACTCAGCGGCGGCATTTGCCTCTACCCACTTCCTGGCTAATCGTTTAGCCATAGCCACCCTACGATACGATGGTGCTTTGGAGGGCATAGGGGTTGTCTCCTTGAGTCTACTTTTCCAACTCAATAGGGAGACAACCGATTTAGGAAACCAAGTGAATCATTGGTTCGGCCCATTGCGCTCGTTGGACCTCTTTAAGAATGTTGAGGTTAGCCGCAACGTGATGAAAAAGTTGGATGTAGGTGCTCATTTCAGGATCTTCTTCCATTTTCTTGAGAGAACGGAAGAAACGATGGCGAACAAAGCCTTGGGTTACGCCCATTCGCTTGGCGACTTCGCTCTGACAAGTAGTATCCACCATCCCCATCATAATTTTGATATCGATGGGATCCTTGAGAACCGTTGCTAAGTCCTCTTCCATGGTTGGTATCGAAACTTCGGGAAGATCTAAGAGATACTTGATTCGTGCCGCTGCGCGTTGAAGTCGGTAACAAACGGTAGGTTGGCTTACATTGAAAATGTCAGCGATGGCCGTTTGGCGTAAACGTCGGAAAAAATACAATTCCACGAAGTCTGCTTCACGCGGGGGGATGCGATCCAACACACCCTGCACACGGGTTAACTGCTGTTCCCGTTCAGGGGAGAGATGTTCTGTAGTGGTAATCGTCAAATACCCCAGGCCATCTTCTACACAAAATCGCTTTTCCAAATCCGAGGGGTCGTAAACTTTGTGGCCGCACCAATAATCAGACATGTTCTTCTCCAGTTATTTCTAGGGTGATGTCGCTATCCTCTGGGACATCTTCTTCACCGTTGTCAATTCGCAACATGTCACCATCCTCTGGAGCATCTTCTTCTTTGCCATCATCAGGCCGCAACATGATTTTAGGGATTCTGCGAATAGCCGTCAGGGATCTCATGGCAATAAGTACGTGGGCATATTCTTTATCCATCCCTATTACTTGTCCTGAGAGTCCGCGATAAGGGCCTTCGGCCACCCGCACTTCCATATCGTTATCGAGTTCTACTGCTAACATCGCCTGCAAACCGGCGCGAATCTCCTCTAAAGAATCATCGGTAACGGTAGAAAGAGTGGGAATTCCTGCCCCACTCCTTTGAGTCATTACTTGCTTTACATAGGGAGAATTGTGTCCCAAGGCAATGTAGTGGCTTTCTTCTATTCCCGTAGCTATAAAAGCGTAGCCTTCCATCATATTGAGAACGATGAGCTTCCCTTTACGTTTGTAAGAAATACAAGGGATAAAAATTGGAAAATCCTCATCCAAAGAGAGTTCTTTCCGAAATAAGCTGGTCAACGTGCCTTCTTCGGCTCGTTGTTCTCCCATTCGACTTAGTTCAACAACCACCCATGTTCGTCTATCCCTCGCGTCCGCTGGACCCATTGCTCAATCTCCGCAAGTGGGCTGCAACAACAACTTTGAATACATCAGGTGTAAGCATGTCATTGGTGGGATGCGCTGGAGAAAGGGGGGAAGAGGTATCTGAAGAACGGGTGCGGCGATGGTACGAGCCTTTTCCAATAGCTCGTGGATCAACCCAAACCCCCGTATCTGTTGTTCGCGCACCACTCACTCCACTCTTGGCAGTGCCAACAGTACCCGTGCCGTTGACCTCCAAAACTTTACCCATAGAAGGAGAAGGGAGAACGATTTTTTCTTCTATTCCCATTGAGGGGGCGGGAGAGGTATTTTTGAGGGGTGTCAGAGGGACAGAAGACGGCGCAAGAGGCAAGATAATAGCATTGGGAACAGCGGTGCTCACCCCTCGGGAAATCAAATGGTGTTGTAACCCCACATCCAACACCAATGTTTGAGCCGTGGGGCGGTGGGGTGGAGAAGCGAAACGAGAAGCCAAGGTAAGCAACACTTCCCCACGTTGGGAAAGAACCTCAATACCCTCTTGTTTCCACATACGGGGAATCTTCCCCACTCCTAAATGATGGCGATAAGCGCATAAAGCTGCTTCAGAAATCCGCTCATAAGCAACAGAAGGGGAAACCTCTATCGCTATTTCGTGAACCCCCTCAATAGCAGCAGGAAGATCCACGCCAATCTGTTCCAACAGAGTGATTGCCTTATCGTTCACTCCAAGCCGTAAGTAGGATACGACCGCTTCTTGGGTCACTGCACTCAGGAGGGACACCGCTTCAATGGTTTTGAGGGCATCCCGAATATGGCACTCGGCGGCTTCTGCAACCATAACGAGAGCGTCTTGCTCCCACTCAATGCCTTCCCGATCACAGACGTGAGCCAGACGAACAGCAATCTTTTCAGGCGGCACGGTCTTGATCACAAAAGCCGGGGCACACCGTGAAAAGATGGTCGCTCTCATCTTTTCGGGTTCCGTGGTGCAAAAGATACAAACCAATTGTTTTTCTTCGGCACCCGGAACGCAATCTTCCATAGGTTTGAGCAGGGCATCCAAGGCTTGCTTGGAAAGCCGATGGGATTCGTCAAAGAGGTAGATGCGGCGTTTTCCAGAGAACGTGGAATAGCCAATGTCATCGGTAATCCGCAGAACATCTGCTTTTCCCGACTTCGTAGCCGCGTCTAATTCCTCAAAACTTTCGGACACCTTCCCAGCAAGAAGGGTGTTGCAAGAAGGGCACTCATCACAGGGTTCCCCCTCTTTGGGGTTTTCACACAAAAGGGCGCGGGCCAAGATACGCCCCAACGTGGTTTTTCCAGAGCCGTGTTGTCCACAGAATACATAGCTCTGGTGAAACCCACGTCCTTCCTTCACAAACTGTTTCAGGACGGCAACACTGTCTTGTTGTCCTAAGACATCGGCGTAAGAAGTGGGGCGGTATTTGGTATCAAGAGCCATCTCCCCTCACTACACTACTTCGTGAGTTCCATCAGGAAAGATGGCCTTTTTGGGGGTTTCCACCTCCACATCGCTATGGGCTCCCTCTTCCAGAATGTCATCTAAGAGGGTGTCTACGCTTTCTTCGGGCGCTTTGTCCATCTTCCGCTGAGGGGTGGTGGCCGTAGCGGGCACCTCGTTTTCAGCAGAGTCTTCCTCTCCGAACATTTCCTCAACCGGAGAAGGCCCGGTATCTTCCTCGTCGGAAGGGAACCACATTCCATAGCGTTCCACGTTTTCACGGAAGGCCATGATGTCAGGCTTGGCTACGCTGCACTTCAAGTCCCCGCTCTTGGGGTCTTCCTCACAGCGGCACGCCATCAACAAGTGATCAAGCAACGCTTCCCTCTGCTTAGAGGTAAGATCATGCTCCCAAACATCTGCGGCCAACTCCAATACGAATTTGAAGTCAGTTGCACCAATGGCATTCGCAATGGGGGCGACCTTTTTGGAAGTGCCGAGGGTGACACTTCCACCGCTCTTGCCAGCCTTTTCACGGAACACGACTATGATTTCATCTATGACCGCAGCAAGATCAGGATGATACTGCCCAATCAAGCCGCACACCTGCTGATGAATCTCATCACTTGCCTTCCAATATTCGACCGCCATTTCCTGTCTCCTTGATTAGTATGAAAAGGGAAAAGCCCTTGTAAGAGCTTCCTTCCCTCCCTGCTCCCAAATTTCACCGGGATCTTTTCCACCCCGGTAGCGAACTACTTGACACCTTACTCCTACCCGTTCCAGACGCGCCGGAACCCCCGGAACCCACTTCCCACTTTTTTCATCCGTGAAGCCTGTGGCCTGTCGTCTGCCGGTTTCATCTTCATCAAAAGCTAAGTGAACCATCGCCCCCGGAATCATGAATCGGCGTAAGAAGGACAAGTGCCGCTGAGTAAGGATGGCCCCCCCAGTAGAGAGGGCTACATCTTTGGTGGGGATGGCGTGGGAGAGAGCCAGATCAAACACCCCTTCCACCAACCACACATCACCTCCTTTCCATATCTTATGGAGAATGGAAGGAGTAAGGCCGCCGAATACAGGGTTCCATTTGGACGCGGGAAGATGATACTTCCGCACTCTCTTTTCACCAGCCCATTTACGGAATTCTACTCCCACCAATGCTCCCCGAGGGGACCACAAAGGAATAGCTAACCACCCCTTGAAATGATCTCCGCATCTCCCGAATTTACGGAAGTCTTCATCAGGAGCCTTCATGGAAGGAGGTTCCCACACCCCAATCTGCATTTCCGATGCCAACGGAGAGGGGATTCCCCGCCCCAAGACGTACCCTTCGGCTTCTTCAGGGATATTCTGGGCGCATCCTAAGACGGCTTGGGTCAACCACTCTCGCATAGAGTGGGATACCCGTTCAACGAGGGGTCAGCCCCCCTGCGTAGAACCCCTCAATCAGCCTGGGGTTGTCCAGCCGACCGAACACGATCCCAACTGATATTTTTCAAGCGGTAGGGGCGCAAGACCTTCGCCAACTCCCCTGTGTCGTTCGACAGGCCCGAGCCGCCCATCCCCCACAGGATGTTCTCCCTACCAGTGTAAAATCGGGGGTCTTCGACTGAAGCATTGTAGAGGCCATCACCATCCCCCCACGCCTTAAACATCTGCTTTTCACCTTTACTATCAATGCCCCAGAATCGGTATTCCCACTCCTTCCCGCCACCATTGACCTTATCGATGAATCGAATAATCTCGTTGAGACCAGCGGCCCGTTTGAGGGAAGCCCCATGACCCTCAGCCGACCCCTTAGGGAGAGCAGCGGTCTTCCCTAAACCAGCGAGAAGATCCTTAACGTCTTGTTCAAGAGTGCGGTCATCACGCACGCTGCCGAGAACCTTGATGAGCCGGTCCAGTTCACGGGTCGTGAAACCCTCGTTCTTGAACATAAAGCGCAAAGCCTTCAGCCCTGCTTCTGCGCTCTCGGCTCCTTTGATAAATCTTGCGTATTCCTCAACCACGTCACGGCGGGATGCACCGGACTTATTGAGCCCAGCGAGAATGGCTTTACGTTCTTCTGATCCCGCTGGAAGGGTAGAAGCCAACCGAATCAGGGCTTTCCTATCTGTGGCAGTAAGAATCTTCATCAAAGCCTCTTAGAGCATCTTCTTGAGTTCGGCCTTGATCGCCTTGGCCACCGGGCCCCGCCACGAACTGGCGTTCGCCAGGAAGTACGCGACGATGCTGGTGCCGCTGTCGTACCCGTAGTTATCATTGATGCTCCGCAGGTCGAACATCGCCTCCAAGTAGGGCTTGGCGGCGTAGTTCACCTTTGATCCCCAGTCCAATCGGATGTCGTTGGCGATCTCGTGCAGAGGGCGTGCCGCCTGCTTAGGGATGCTCCCCAGGATTGTCTTACGTTCCTCTGATCCTGTAGGGAGAGAAGCTGCAAGTCGAATCAAGGCTTTACGGTCTGATGCTGTGAGGTTCATGGTAATGGTCCTGTGTCTGCCCTAAAGGATACAAAAGCTATTGGGAGAGAGTGGCGGCCACCCGAATAAGGGTTTTACGTTCATCACTTCCTTTCGGAAGAGCGACCGCAGCACGCAGAATGGGTTTCTTCGCCGGGGTTCGCGAAGCTAATCGAGCCGCCTTTTCTGGGTCCATGTCTACCGCACCTTTGGCCCACACACCCCAATCCGGGGTTAAGTGGACTTCCTTGGCCCCAACTACGGGAATATCCCACGCCCCCGTTTCCGGGTTCTCCCGCATAAACCACTTCATTCCTTGGTGTGGGTTGTAGCGAATCTGTACCCCGGTACGAGAACCGGCACGACCGGGAGGATCAGCAGTAACTAGTCGCCCAATAGGGGCCGCATGGACGGTCTTTTCACCACCCTCAGCCTTGGATTGTCCTGATGCACCCACCACAAAGAGCGCATCTTTGAGAATCGCTCCAAAGACATGACCCAATGTCCGTCCTCCAATGGAGCGACCGTTGGAAGGCTTTACAGACCAAGTTTTCAATCCATGTGCTTTTTTCTTATGGCCCAAGTTCAAATGAACGGCCACATTCTGACCGCTACGGGCAGTCATAAAGGGGTAGGGGCTGTAAAGAAGGGCTTGTCGTTCTTCCTCTGAAATATCTCCTTTACGAGCGCGAGCGGCGAGGTCTTTATCCCGAGAAGCATCCCACTTGCCTCCTAGGGCCACCTCTTCATCAAAAGACGGCCCCCTTGCTACCAGACGATGGCCTTCGACCTCAACATCCAATCCTCGGAAACTTCCCACTTCCCCATTGATGAGCAACGCTTGGCACAGGGCGCGGCGAGCCGGAGAACCCGCTTCCAAAGCGGAAGCTACCCGGATCAATTCTCTGCGGGTGTGGGTAGAAAATGAAGAAAGCATAAGAACTCCACAAGCACTCATCCGTGGGGGTCTATAAACGCCTTACCGTTATTGGGGGCAAAGGACGACAATGCCGCGTGCGGCATTATGAATCACTGACGCTACACGCCCTTTTCCGAAGTCCAAAGTCGTACCCACGAAGTCTCGATCTGCGGGAAGAACCACCCCCCACCCAGCCGGAACCCAAGGGGTCGCTTTAGTCTTTATGCCCGCTAATTTTAGGGTGCTGCTCAACAATTCTACTTGTTGAAAACCATAGTAGGAAAGGTAATCTGAAGCAGCTTTGAATCCTTCTACAGTAGGGAGTGCAACATTCCCCCACCCCTCTTTCTTAGAACGAAGAACCACTGCTTCCACCAACTCCCTAAAAAGAGCGTCCGGGCCAATTTCACGTACTGCGGCTCGCACACACCCGTTACCGTATGCCCGATTCACCCAAGTTACACTCTTGCTGCTTGTGACCAAATAAGGGGACACTTCTGGCGCAACGGGTACTTCCACCATCAATGGAGTACGCTCTTTCTGTGGGGTGAGGATAATGTGGGTCAGCGAAACCATGCCCACCAACTTCGTGTCTTATCCACAGAGGTTTCCCCACTTTCCGCTTGGTGGGCGGCGTCAGCTAACTCATCCAGTAAATTACGAGCCACAGATGCTTTCTCCTCATCATCAGCCCACAACATAACTCCACCCATACTCCCCACTAAAGTCCCATTGGGAATGAGGTCATTGGTTTTACGGATATCAGTATTATCCTCTAATACCCAGAGCAACGCCGCTACATCAGGATACCGCGCAGCTACTTCATGGAGAGGGGCGGTTTCAAAGAATTGACGCACGGTGTGCTTGACCCTTTTTACTTCCTCGGCATCCCACTTGCCTTCTTGACCAACGAAATGCTTTTCAAGCTCTCGTTTTACATGGCGAAATCGAGCCTGTTTGAGTTTTTGGGAGATTTCACCTCTCTCCTTCATGTCCGAATTTCCCCGAATGTAGCAACACCTTCTTTCTTGTTGATGCGGTAAGCCTTGTTAGCGGCTTCTACAAGCACCGGACTATGGGTAACCGCCAAAATATCCAGATCCATACGGTCAGCCAAAAGGGAAAGAAAGCGCCCCACGCGAGGGACATAATGTTCAGCCACGGCTCCGAGCGATTCATCGAGTAAGAGAAGAGGTCTTAATCCTCGCCGGAAAAGGACCACAATCCTCAACAGAACGGACTCAACAGTAGAAACCGACCCACCATAAGCATCGATACTGGAACCTTCTGTAAAGGTTCCATCAGGTTCTTTCTGAACGGTGAGAAGATCCACAGAAACGCGCCCACGTTTAACCTCCACTTCTGACCGCACAGAGAGGTCCAGATCATCAAAGATTGCCCTCAGTCCTTCGGTGAGAAGGTCTTGGGCATTCCGGGCGTTGTCTATCACCTCTTTATCAATGAGCACACGGAACAGATCCCCCACCCTTTCTAAGACTTCACTTTCAGCCTCAAGATCGAAGATGGTTGTCTGTGTCTCATTGACCCGAGCAAGAATAGCGTCACGCCGTCCTTGGGTGCGGTTCAAATCATCACGAATGGTGGCCCAATCAGATTGAATAGCGGTCAGGTTCTCCACACAATCACCGAATAGTAGCGGTTTCCGTCATCGCCCTCGTCAGCATTACGGAAAGAAACAAAGCCGCCACGCCCTCGCTTATTGACCCCCAAACGGAGAGTGTCAAGATCAAAGGTAGCAGCGATCCCCTTCAAATAAGGATAATCAACCACAAACCCTTCCTCAAACAATTCTCCATTCTCTACATTGTTGGTGGTGAGAATGTATTCATCCTCACCACCGGCTTCTGAAGGCATCGACAATACGAGAGAGTTGTCTACATAACGAACACGCACACTCTCATGGTTCTTGGGAGCCGATGCAGAAAGTACAGCCAAGGCATTGGTGAATTCTTCGACATCAAGATCGAACATGGCCTCATCAGCACTGTTCCGATCCACTTGAAGGATGGGAAACTCCGACATGGGCCGCGAGATCCCGACATAGGCCCCATCAGCGCGAACGAGGATGGCACACGCCCCACCCCCATCATCGGGAGAGCGTTCAGCAGACTGCACCTCTATTTCCTGCGCCGTGGTTTCTTTCAAAGAAAGAAAGCGCATGATGTTTCCCACCTCCTTACCGGGAAGACGCATATTCAGATTAGGCAACGTGGGAATTTCCACTGAAGAGAGTGCCCTGCGATCTGTGGCCCACAACACACCATCAATGGCTTCCACCTGACAGAGTTCAGGTTTGGTCGTGTCATCGGCAGACACGAACCATCGAGCCAAGCTCAACGCTCTACACAATGAGGAAGGGGCTACTGAACCCGTGCTTTTCGCTTCTCTTACCAAACCATCCCAGAAAGGGAACTTAGAGGGGTCCAACGAACGGAACCGAATCTTGTTCTTAGGGCCTTTGGCTGAAACACTCCCCTCACCGTCAGAGTGCAACACTAATGAGCCACTTCCGACTCCTGACACCCATTTGTCCAGCCGCCACGCTTCAATAGTAAACGAGTCCCCGTCTTCCCCTTCCACCTCACACTCCATGGGGACCGCAGAGAAGATGCGCTGGTTGTAGGAAAGGATTTCCACATTCCCACCCCGCACCCTGAAAAGATAGTGGGTGGAAAGATCGTTTCCTCCTGAGCCAACCGTAATGGTTGATACTTGGAGAGCGGATTCCAAAACGGTTTTGGGGACGGTGACCTTCATGCGGGGTTCTCCATATAGGGGGCCAGGGATTCGCGTGCTGCTTTTACATCACGTTCTAATTTTTCGACTTCACCCACATAAGCGGTACGGAGGTCAGCGACAGTTTTATCCAAGGTTGCCGGATCAAGCCCACGCTCCTTGATTTCATCTTCAACTTCTTGGAGGGCCTTTTCAGCCGCTTCTTTACGCCCCTCAATACGCTGGGCATCTCGTGCAAGTTGATCACGAGTCTCCACAGCAATCTTCAAGCGAGCTTCAAGGTCTTCCACGGCCACCTCCGGTTAGGAAAGTGATACCCGTTAGGTCAGACCATTGACCCCCCCGAAGGGGCATCGTCTTGATCCGGTGCTTCAGGATCAGGAAGCTCTGCTTTTGGAGCCTTCAGATACTTGACCCACCCATACCGAGAACGGGTAGCCAAATAGTCTTTGTCATCTTCGTTGCCATAGGCTTCCCGCTCAAACCAGATTTCGCGGTAGGCTTTAGATCCGCTTCGGTAAACCACCAACTGGATCAGCCAAGAGATCGCATAGAGCAAGAGAAACCCAACGATCAGCAGTTCTAAATACTGCTGGAAATGGATGGTTTCATGGCGTTTGGTCTTTTCACTCATCTCCCCACGGCTGAATACCCAGAAACCGAGGGAGATAGCCCCGATGTTGATGGGGGAGACATGGGAGAGCCACACCGGGATACGGCTATTTTCGACAAATACGGGCTTCCAATTCTTCATGCCCTACCCACTTATTTGAAAAAACGAGACACCATCGCTACCGCCGTACCCACGATAGGTTGCCGCGCCCAGCGAGAGGCTTCTTGATTAGGGCGTAACCCCTTCATAAGCCCATCTTCGTCTACCAACATGAGCCAGGGTTCTCCCGTGAGGGTGGAATTGGGAAGACGAACCGGCTCCACGTAACCACCACCGATGAGTTTCTGAACTTCACGCAACTTGAAATCTCTACTGTTAGCTGGATAAACCGGTTTAGCTTTACGACCGGGCACTAATAGAACCGCATCATGCTCACCCATTAAGGTTTGTGAACTGATCCGTGCAGTTTTTAACAGGGCAGGCTTAGACGAAATGATTTCATTCAGAGCCGCCTCATAGAAATGCATGAGGTTTTTTGCACCTCCGGCAATAGCGCCACTAACAGGACGGAAATTTTCCACGTATTGGGGCGTGCCGTAGACTCCCGCTGACTCATCCACTACGTCGGCTTTGTAGCGAAAAGGAGCGATTTCAGCATCCCCCATATCCAACCACATACGCCCTGAAATGTTGTATATCCTCAGGCGATCAGGAGTGGTTTCAACTTTATCTACATTGACCTGGGCCTTGATCCGAACCATCTGGCGAATCTGAGCCATTCCCCCAGCGACCTTTACGGAGCCCTCATCCTCATCCTCATCTTCGATGTCGTGGGCGTATTCAGGTTCTTCGATGGGCGCTAGCCGACCTTTCTCAAGGTATTCAGCAACCTGCTTTTCCTCATCCCCGCGAAGAGGGGGGGTCATGGAACCCTGGCCGCCCTGCTCGCTTTCTTGATAATGACCCGGTTGCCAGTTTTCATTGTCATCGGTCACCTCACCGGGAACCCATACGGCTTTCTTCGTGTGGAGTAACGCAACCCGAGAAGCGGAAGCATACCGACCATCAGGGTCATTTAATTCCATCTCAAGCTCCCGATATTCATTAATGGCTTTGGCAGCCTTCCGTGGGTCTGTGTACTTTTTCCGCTTGTCATCCCCAATGGTCAGCCAAACCCTACGTCCGTCCGTGTTGATGTCAGCCCAGAAGTCGATGTGCCACCCGGAAAACCGCTCCGAAAACCACAAATGGATGTGCGTAGCACTCGCCTCTGTTTCTGTAGATCGTTGGATGAGACCCCGCTCCACCTTGTCGTAAAACTCTTGGATGGGTTCTTGCTGTGAAGCAAAACGTCCCCTGGCCGCTCTGTCAGCAAGTCTCCGAACCTTGTTCTTGTTGGCTTTCCACATAGCCACTACCTTTTCGTGTTGGTCTTCGTGACCCCTCAGAGGCTTATCAAGCCCGAATTGAACCAAGTCATCTCCGGTAAGTTCACCGAAAGACGAGATAATGTCAGGCCCGTGTAGATCAGCAACCCAATCGAAATACTGCTCGATTTCTCTGTCAGATATAGCAAAGCGCACCGCGATCTTGTGGGCTGATTTGAATTTGTGGTCGGGATTCATGCCCTTGTACACACCCATGACGTAAGCGTAGTTACCGCCTTTCCCAGCCTTTTCAGCAATATCTTCGGCTTTCTTCCACTTCTTTTCATCAGCGGGGGTATCAATCACGTTGGATGGCATCGATCTTCTCCTCATCCCTGTGCCGTCATAGTCCGACTATCGAAATGAAAACACCCCCCGCCGTAGGACGGCGGGGGGTGCAGGGTACTTGGGGGGAAAACCAGGGGAAGGTTACCCAAGTAGGAAGGGGCTAAGCAAACTTGTTCCCGGCCTTGTGCATCATGTTGCTGCCATTAGCAGGGGCGCAACACATATTGGGCTTGGTGTTACCCGCAGCAGCACCGCTGTAGGAGGCACTTCCATAAGAATAGGAACCATCCCGGTAGCCACCACTGTTGCTCACGTTACCGCCAATACGCTTACCGTGGGCGGGACGGAGAGTGTAGTTAGGAGGGGAAGGTTGGTATTCGCTGCTGGTGGATCGAGTGGGCATGGGATCTCCTGTGGGGCCTAAATGAAACGACTCACTATGACCTAATAAATAGGCTTCATACCGAATCGTTCGCGTACCTCACGCCACTTCCTATCCGCCCGAATAGCAGCCCGTCGTCGCCAACCGCCCATAGACACCAGCATGTAGAATTTTCGCACATCCTTGGCATCTTGCATAGCAGTGTGAGCGTTCTCTCTCGACCACCCCAAAAAATCCCGAATCCGATCCAGAGACAATGACTCCAACCCCAACGGAGCCAAATGCTCGTAGGCCAATGTCATTGTGTCTACCTTGTGGTAAGGCAGGCGAGTAGAACACCCGGCTTTCTGAAGATTGGCTCTCAACATTCCCAAATCAAAATCTACATTGTGCCCCACCACAATGCTTCCTCTAAGGGTGCTGGTAATCAAACTTCCCACCTCAGACATAAGGGGAGCATTCTTCCAAGCCTTGGGGTTAGCCGCATAGCCATTGATTTCTAATGCTTTGGGGTCGGCATCTTCTATGCGTTCAGGTTGAATCTTGGTCTGATAATGCGCCAACCGGCCCTTAGCGTCTTGAAGAATGATGGCTATTTCAATTACTTCATGGCGGTCTGAATCCAACCCTGTGGTCTCAGTGTCGATAAAAGCAAGAGGGCGTTCCCCCAACGGCACTTTAGGAGCGGGCACCGCGAACCTCTGCCATACGATCTGCGACCTTTTCTGTATCTGTGGATACTGTCTGCTGAGGCTCCTGTAAAACACAAAGGCCACACCAATAAACCAGAGGACCGTTCAAGGTCACCCACCGGACATGTTCATCGGTATTACATAAAGAACACCGTACCAAACGGTCACGCCAATCGATGTTGATGCAAATCTCAGTCATGGGACACCTTTCCACGGCACTTTTTCCGAACCTCTTCTTTTTTACGGTCCTTCTGAACCGTAGCTCTACCGCGCCATTGAGCCAAATCCCCATTGGAGGCAAAGAAATGCTTACGGTCGAGCCCTGCTTGAGCCCGTGTGTGTGCCATAATCTGCTGAACACGAGCGTTTTTCTTAGCCATGACTTCCTCCCTACTCACTCCATACGGGAAAAGGGAAGAATCGGAACCCGTTAAGAAAGAGCGGAGATCAAATCATCCTTCTTCATCTTGGAAAATCCTGAAACGCCCTTTTCCTTAGCCAACGCCCTTAATTCAGCCACTTTCATATCAGCGAAGTCAGACGAAGGGGGAGAAACACTTTCTTCAACCACCGGCTCTTCGGCCACGGGTTCTTCTATTTCAGGAAGGGGCACCTTCATTTTCTGGTGGGCCTTACTCAAGGTGGAGGAACGCCACACCCGCCCCTGTTGGGGGTAGCCTCGGACAACCTTCTTTGCGATTCGATGTTTCATATCTTCTCCTACCAATCTTTGATTTTACCCACAAGCGCCACACCCTGCGTTTGGGCGACGTTAAACGATGTAACTCTCATATCCCCGTTGCTTTGTATCACGCACACATCAGAAACCAATTTTCGCGGTTCGTCTGGAGTGGCGACATAGACCAAAACTACCCCGCCAACTTTACGTTGGATGACCGCACTCCCTTCGCCGGTAAATTTCGTTTTCATCATTTCTTTTCCATGTCATCAGACTCACGGATTAAATGGTGGAGGCCAAACTTACGAGCGATATCATTAGCGAGTGCTCGTGTGTGGGACACCAATAACTCTGCTTCGTAGTGGGTGCGAGGTGCCCCTAATTCAACCCCATCCCCTCCTTGGCGCAGATCCTCCAAGTCTTTGACCAGAGCATTAAAACCATACACATCTGACCCCCACACAGCCTCTACATAAGCGATGGGCTCGGTGTCCAAATCAGGTGCCCGCGTATCTCCAGCCATAGCCAAACGGATACGGTGTTCATCGAGATTCACAGTGGTTCCTTTGGGGTTAACCGGAACCAACTCAAAAAGTTGCGGGATTGATCGCAGGGCATCATGTAAAGAAGCAAACCGAGGAGCCCCAGCACTTACTAATTCCCCGTTGGATTTCATTACTTTCAAGCCAGCGGGTTGAAGAGGGGCCACAGTCCAGCCATGCCCATCCGTACCTTCATCCCCATCATCAAAGAAAAGCCGTATTCCTTCATTTTTGTTCATAGAAAATCACCACAGAAGTAAGGTTTATCCTACCCTCTCACCAATAAAGCGGGTCATTGGCTAAAAAGGATTCCGGGTTGTCCCTCCTTATCCAATTTCCCATTATTAATGCAGTACGCGCACAAGCCTCCCCCAATGTCTTTCCAGTTTCCCCTAAACGAGTAGGGGAGGACACACTGAGACCAGACAGCCCCGTCTGGGAACACACGCGCCAACCATCCCCCAACAAATTCAATAAATGGCCCCCTGTAAAGGGATCATCTAAGTCAGGAAACACCTTAATAGAACGCGGCCAATTTCCTTCCACTACGGGGCGGCGGCGGTAGTCTAAATACTGCACTTTCCCGCGCTGAAGCTCACTCACCGCGCTATTTTGCACCACCACTCCCATTCCTATTTCCCAACGCCACCCTTCTAAATGGGTAGCCTTCTCTGCCATTTTCAATAACTCAAGCGATATCGGTATCTTCATCTTCATTACTAACCATGTAGGTGTGGGATTCCACCGGACAACCTACCCCTTTGTTGCGTTTGTACGGCTTCACCCAACGCCTTTTGGCTTCTAATTTTTGGGCCCGCGTATCGGCTTGGGTACGCGCTGCCTTAGCACGCACTTCTGCTTTGGCAACTTTTTGGATAGCCTGGGCAATTGCTTCAGCTTCAGAAGAATGGAGATTCACCGCATTATGCTGCAATTCATCTACCTGTTCTTGGGCTGAAGCCACACTCTCTCGCGCTTCCATGATGCGCCGACGAATAGTATCTCTCCGGGGCCACCAATGCCCTCGCACCCAGGTTTCCCGTGAACGGGCTCGGGGGGTGGAAGATTGAGCCTCAAGGGTGTTGGAAAGATTCTTCCCCACCCAAATTACTTGATCGCGAGGGAGGGAAGCCAACTCCCGAGTCAAACGACGGCCTCGTCCTTTCTTGACGTTCTTGATGCGCCCAAGGGCCACTGCTACTTCCTGACGACGCTCGCGATTGGCTATCGACTCTTTGTCTTCCTCGGTTTCTGCTCCCTCGGAGTCCAAATAGAGGATGGCATTGAAGATGATTCGCAGTACGTCAATGACGTTGCGGAACACTACTTTTTTAGCATCCCCTTCCGGCATCGTGACGACAAGATCAAGAGCCTTCCCAAGTTCAGTCAATCCTTCCAAAGAAGCATCGTTGTCTTTATTGCCAAACAAAGCGTGAAGATAAGACTCCAGATCGGCATGGCCTTCTTTACGCATTTGATTGAAATCGATAGTCAACCAAAAATTAGCGTCATCACCTTTCCCATAAGACTTAGAGTTTTCGGTGCCCCACAGGTACACATTGATAGCGTCTACCTCTTGTTCTTTATTGAAGCTGAGGTGGTGAGAAATCCCACTGTTCGCCACATCCAATTTCCCCATGCGATGGCGACCTTCAATCCTGTGGAGAAAAACCCCTCCTACACGGTGCCAACCAGTACGGGTACCGCCCCAAATTACCTGCGAACATTCCGGTAACGCCACATAAAGAGAGTTGTAGGGGAGTTGAAATTCCTCCGGTGCAATCTCGGCAAGAGAAGTAGCTGCTAAGGCATTTTGCATAGACGAAGGGACAATGAAAGTTTGCCGTCCTGCCAACTCATATTCATGCAAGTGCATGGTCAAGTAGAACATCGAAGTCATGAACCCAGCGGGGGTGTAAAACATGGGCATCAATTGTTCTAAATTGGCCCGCCCATCCCGCAAAGCCTCTAAGATTTCTGCATGAAATTCATCACGCGGTAACTCTTGGGGTAACAATCGCATCAAGAAGCTCTCCGGCCCGACAGAACGCAGACACCACCCAAGCGAGCAGGGGTCCACTCACTCCTTACGGGAAAGGGGTGCTTCAGGAACCCCTTTCTACTTCTTTTACTACGACTTTCACCACGCCGACCTTGTGGATATGCGGAACCGGACACCCTTCTAAATCGGCAAAGGCTTTGGTGTTTTTCTTGAAAGCCGCGACGGCGGATTCTTCCCATCCTGCAAGACCACAGGGCTCCCCATCTTTTAAGAGGGGGTCGAACCATGCACAAGGGGGGCACGCTGTAGAAGGCCATACCCTGTCTTGTTGGTTGAGAAGAGCCATACGTTCTTCCCGTTGTTCTTCTGACTCGCCTTCAGGAACCCAGCGTTCAACCTTACAACCACGTCGGGTAGCCACATCCTCAATGACCCGCACTTCTTCCAGGGAGAGGACCAAATGAAAAACAGAGGTTCCCCCTCCATGCTCCACACAAGGATTTCTGGAAATCTCTAACCCAAATGGACTGCCCCCACTGATCCGAAAGGTCCATAAAGATTGAGCGGTTTTCTTTAAAGCTCCCATGGTTGTAACTCCGTGTGGCACGTTTCCCGCCACTGGCGAATACCTACCATGTCTTTTTCCCCCATTCCTTTACCACCGCAACACAGAACCAGATCAAACTCATAGTTGGAGAGGGGATCGTCTAAATAAGAAACCACGGTAACACGCCGACCTTGTGGGGTGCGCCAACTCCTACCCGTCCCCACACTCCCTGAAGGCAATGAAACAGCCACAAAATACCGGGCTCTCTCCACATCGAAAGGAGGCACCAACACCACCAATGGTTGGAGGGAATACCGATGGGTATGAATAGCCCATCCAATACAGTTTCCCAATTGCATACGACCCCTATTTAGAAGCCACCCGCGCCGTCCATCCAAACCGCCTATTTGCGATACCGTTAAAAGGCACCACTTCCAATACAGGGTGTTTAAGGTTCAACACCTTTTCGTACAGATCGGAAAACATAGACTCGATGGCAGACTCCACGGGAGAAAAACCTTCGTTGATTTCTTCGGCTCCCAGAAGAGTTACCGTCCACGTAGAAGAAATACCCCCCTTTTTAGGAAGGGTGCCTTCTTCCAAGCTCACCCCAGCGGCCTCAAACCGGTGTTTCAACCCTTCTTGCAGACCATACGAAAGAGAACGGCGACCTTGAGTGGTGGCAACAGCTTTGTAGGCGTACTCTCGTTGTTTCTCAGCGGGGAGCGTAGCCAACTCTCCAGTGGTTGGGACTTCTATTGAACGTAAAGCGGGAAGCTGTCCAGCCTCGTATCCAGTAGCCCCCAAAGGAGGAGCCGGGAGATTCGTCGTCGCTTTCTTCAAAGCAGTGCTGCTTTCTTTATGGGCTGCCTCCAACAAAGCTACACACTTGGTCCCGTGATCCTCAATCGCAAAGCGCATCTCTTCTAAAACCTCGGCAGATGCTTTTTCCAGCATCGCTCCCACCATAATGGGATCACGGGCCGTAGTGAGGACGGGAACCGCTGGGGAAGCTCCTTCCGGCAACAAGCCACTACGCAATTCCGGCACATCTCCGTCAAGAAAGGCCCTTTCCGCGACCGCTGCCGAATAAATTGGGTTGAGGGTTTTTCCTCCCGTGGAGGTGTCCATGATGAGCGGGCGATCAACACTGTGATCTTCGTGCTCTACTCCCACCGCAACGGCCAAAGCCTGAGATGCCGAGGCTAGGGTTTCTACTTCGCCTGCATGAGCCATTAGTTTAAACAACTCTGCCACAGCCTCTTCGGGAGTGGTTTCCCCTTTCGCTGCCTTTTCCAGAATCTTTCCGGTTCCAGGCACGGAGTCCAATAAATCTGTAACCCCCCGTAAAATCTCGACGGGATCATTGGGATCACTGCTACTCATTTCTTCTCTCCAGAACCGAAAGACACCTTACCCCCCACCGGGATTATTCTTTCTTTCTTTTGATCAGGAACCGCCCATTCATCTTGAACAGGCGCAGGATCAGAGCCTCCCACCATAATCCCCTCTGAAGGTAAGCCTGTGTTGTAGCTGCGCGGAGGTTGGAACCCAGCAGGAGGGGGGTGAGAAGGAGCAGGACGAGAAGGAGGTTCGACTTCAGGAGGAACAGGGTCTTCCAGCTTGGCAGCGTTATTCAGACGGGCTTGTACTGACTCCACATGCTTACAAGGACGCTGTGTGTACTTGTAAGCCGCACAACTACACGTCCATATCCCATCAGCCTTCCACACCACATCGTAAAGGGTTCCCGAATCTCCCCGAATACGCCATTCTCCTTGGGGGCTCTCCACTATGGGTTCAGGGGTAACGAGAAGGGGTGGGGGAGGTTCTTCTACTGGAACGGGAGGAGCTAGCTTTTTCAATTGGGCTTCAAAAGCCCGAATCACTGTACGCCGGGTTTCTTCGGACGAAATTAAACCCTCCAATTGAGAGATATCTTGGGCGGCTTTGATCTGGGATATCAATTCTTTCGCGGTCACGCGCACTTCCTTGGGCTCTGGATCTTTTCTCTCTTCGGCTTGGAAAAAAGAAGGGGTCATTCCCAACATTTCTGCTGCGGCTTCTCCAATCTCCTCCTCAGTGGGAACACTCCAATCTCCTTTACGAGTGCTCACTTCCACTGCCAGAGCATGGCGCACCATGTCTGGAAAATCCACGTTGCGTATATCCCTAAATGCTGGGTCATTTGGATCAGCAAACTTCGGATCTTCCAGCATGTAGCTTTCTTGGGTTTGCATCCTTTGAACCCACTTAGTCTCAGAAGCCAAAGAATTACGGCACCCCGCATTCAAACATTGACCACAAAAAGTCTTACGAAATGCAGCCGGAGGCATCTTACGGTGTTCGCCAACGTAACAATCATCCCATAGATCGGGGGCGAGCTTCATGGGTCCACTGCCTTTTTGGGCATCATCTCAATATTCTTAAACCATAAGGGACGTGCTACTTGTTCTTCCTCTTCTTCCTTCCCCGTAATATTATGGTAATTTAGAAGTATCTGGGTACCCTTTTGGATGGGCACCATAGATACCATATCCATGAAGATGCGCCCGTCTTCCTCATTGGTGTAAAGCCTCGTTTTAGCATTCCACACCCCGAAAATATCGGAATGGTTATACAACATCCCATACCCCAAAATAAACGCATATCGCATTTCCTCAGAGGGTTTACCAGAAGGGAGAGGGAGCAACATCTGGCTAAAAATACAGGAGCCACCATCACGATAAGGGGAGACATAATCATTTCCCATAGCGTGTAAATGAAGCAGAAAGCCTGGGCTGATATAAAAAGATGGACACCGTTCAATAATGGAATTGATGGGTAAATCCCGCGCAGCCTCCACTCCTAAGCCCGCCCCCTCTATCTGAATGAGTCGAACATTAGGAGATGTAGACGGAGCCTCTACTGGAGTCGTTTCTCCTACCTGACGGCCTGAATAGCTAAGAAAACCCTCGCAAACTGAACATGTAGTTCGGGAACGCTGGTACACCAACTCATTGTAGGTTCCACAATTCTCACACAATATTCCACGCAGCATTACTTACCCTAGGTTGAATTCTGAGCCCACAACCACCACGCTATGCCGCCCTTCTTTCCAAGCGAAAGCTAAACGATTTTTTAAGGCTTGTTGACGCCCCTGTGGATCTTCTCTAATTACGGGCGCTTCATAACACCGGGGAGGGCCACTTTCTTTGGTGCTATCCGGGGCTTTGCCACTCGGACGACAAAAGGCCGCGTTCCAACCCACACAGGCTCCTTGTAGAGCACACGCTCCTTCCTCGTCGGTGATGCGAGAAGCCGACACTTCCGGCTTGCGCCCCAACTCTCGCTTGAGCGGAATAAGCCACCCGTGAAGGGCATGGGAAAGAGACTCTCCCGAAACTTCCGTAATGCCCTGCGCCCAGGAAGTGCCCTTTAAGGTCTGGTACTCCCCCCACGGAAGCTCATCCGTCGCAAACGCGACCAACAACTTCAGTTGTCCTTGAGGTAGGTCCGTAAGGTCTATCTTACGCAGGGCGAGGCGTGATCCCAAAGGAAACTCCGTGAGAGGGTTATTGTACCCCCCACCTATCTTCCGGTCGTCCGTGGTTTCTGCTTTCAATGGGGGGGTTGGGGAAAAGAACCCGGATGCCATTTCCCAGCGGGGTCAATGAAAGCGTTGGGGTAGTACCGCTCGGTGTCCATAAAGGACTGCTCACTCCCATCCGTACAGACAACGCGGTAACAAGGAGCGTACATACGCTCCCCCATGCAATTGTCCCACTCCACTTCCATTACGACGCCACTGTAAAACTGAAGCCCCTCGGGGTCATGCTGGTCGGCATCAGCAGCACGGAAACAGTGGAAGTCTCCTTCTTTCAAGAATTCTTGTTGTTCCATTATCATTGCTTCTTCCACAGACGAGGTAAATCGAACGATGCACGGGACATCGAAATGTAGTGGTGCCCCACATCTACCTGCTCCCCCTCGTACACCCGTTGGCCTTCTGCATCCAAGCGAGCATTGAAGGTGGCTTTCTTTCCCGAGGCACACACAGTCTTGATCTCATTGAGTTCATCGGCCCAAGCCAACAGATATTTACTGCCTTCAAAGGGCTCCCCCCGAAAGTCAGTCCGAATCCCGTAGCACAGAACCGGAATGAAAAGGTTGTCCACCACCACCGTCAACTGAAGGACTTGTTCCGCAGTCAAGAACTGCGACTCGTCAATGAGAACGCAATCCAAAGAAGATTCAATCCGTTCCTTCATCACCAAGGTGTAAAGATCTTCTTCCCCATCGAAAATGCGGGCCGCTGCTTCCAGTCCGATGCGCGAAGTAATCTTCCCCACCCCGTTACGGCTATCAAGACGGGGAGTAAGAAGCAGAGGTGTCATCCCCCGCTCTTTGTAGTTGTGGGCTGACTGAAGCAATGTAGTGCTCTTGCCCGCATTCATCGCGGAGTAGTAGAAGTAAAGTTTCGCCACCACTGACTCCCGAAACAAGAGAGGACAAGTACAAGTACCCATCCTTTCGCCAACTTCACCCACCCACCGGTTCAGTGGCCCCATTCGTGAACACGGCCTTATCCCCCCACCCAAAGCGGGGAGGCCGGTAGTCAGCGGTGCTGCCATCCCATTTGTTGCCCGCCTGCCAATGTTCGATAGCTGTCTTCAATCGCGTGAGCCCCTTGTGCCATGAAGCAGGATCTCCATCCTCACTAGGGCTCACCTCCATCGACGGGTAGTCAAAGCAATCGATTACCGAATGATGCCACGCCTCCAGATTCCACTTCGTGTTGTCAATGACAACCTCATACATACGCCCGACCTTTTCACTTTCACAGTTCCATACATAGGTCTTCTGCTCATCCTCATCGCGGTCACGAACATAGTCGCCAAAGGCATCCCGTACTGTCCCATGCATACGGAGCCGCAGTTGTTTCTCATCGCTGCCCGGAACGAAGTCAATGTCCCATACTGGGTTCCGCTTCTTCTTAGGGGCGGGGGCGGCGGTGGGCGAGGGGGCCGGGGCTTCCATGTCCAACCACTTCATCACACGCGGGTTCTCTGCGGCTATCTGCTCGGCTAACCACCCCTGCATATGGGTTGAGGGGGCATAGCCCTTACCGACACTGTAGCCAGCCGCGTAGGGGTGGGTGTCGTAGCCCCAAAAGGTATGGGCCATGTGGTACTGCACTAGATTGAAAGCAAGGTCGTGGGGCCTGCGCTTACCGTTTACCTCGGTTTCACCGATGGTTCTCAAATGGACGACATGGCAAATCTCATGCAGGAGAGTCTGCATCACATTAGCCGCCGTGGAATGAGGGCCGACCGTCATTGATACCCCGTACCAACTTCCACCCCGGCCAGAGACATAGCCGCGCTTGGTCTGGTATCCAATACGAATCCATGAACCTGTGCCTCTTGCCGTCATGGTTCCTCTCCACAACGCTTGTGTTGGGGTGTGGGGGGCGTTCGGGTAACGGGAACACTGCTTGGTGGCGTGTGCGGCCTTGACCACAGCTTTCTGCCATTGGGATGACTTACACATCTTCTCTGCCATTTCCATGACATTGAAAGCCCGCTCACCAGAAGTGATGACGTACTTCTTATCTCGCATCCACGACCGCTTGGTTCGCCTCGGCTTTGAGGAGGTCTTCTCTCGCTTCTTCGCGACGGCTTCTTGCTTGGTGTCAGCTTTCTTCTTGCGCCGGGTATCCAATGCAGGACACTCCCGCTCTACCAGCTTGCCTGTCTTTCCACTACACGGAAGGCAGTAGCGCAGGGCATTGTTCTTTCGTGGCTTGCTGGGTGCAAGGTGCCCGTCCTTACAGAGAGGACACACCCAAC